TGCAATTGAATGCTGCCGTGCTTCCACTTAGTAGAAAGCAGATCAACACAGTGGACCGCAACTTCTCGACCAGGAATCATGATTCGTTTCATTTCTTCAATCAAGTAATCAAAGTGCTTCATAAACTCATCCATATCTTCACAGTTTCCCATATCTTGCGGATCTGCTGAGTATGTAAACAAGTCTGCAAATGGTGGAGAGAATATAGAAAAGCCAACTGAATGATCTGCAATTTTATCACGAGCAACTCGCACACAGTCTCCGTGATGAATAGTCCATCCGTCGCCCTCTGTGGTAGTTATGTCCATCTTGGCATCGATTGTTTCTGTTTCGCTTGTCTTTAGTTCTGCGGCTGCTTTTTTCATAGATTCTTGCATTGTTTGATGTTGTTTAATTTTACGTTGGATTGATTTGATGATTGCTCCTTCTGTTTCTGCTTGGACCACGAATGCATTGACTTCTCGCGTTTGGCCAAATCGATATGATCGGCGCAACGCTTGATAGAAGTCTTCAAACGAATAGCTAAGGCCCACAAATGCGACATTCCAGCAGTGTTGCCAGTTGAGTCCAAACCCGGCGATGCTTGGTTTAGTTATAATCACGCGCACATCACCATGTGAAAAATCAGCAAGTCGTTTTCGTTTCACTTCTGGCTTATCGCTGCCGCGAACCTCAATGGCACCAGGAATGCGCTTTTTTAGCTCGTCGGCTTCGAGATTGGTATTGCACCATACAATCCAAGTTTCGCTTGAGTTGTTTACCATTTTCGCGACGGCATCGCATCGCGCCGGACACGTCAAACGCATTTCTTTATGCATAGTCGTCGCGCTTAGTGTCGCGATTCTAAACAAGTCATCGCCTGTTTCCTCGCTCTGATCAACTGCAACTGTGATATCTTTCATGTGCAATTCTGGCAAATCATATCCGGTATCATCAAATCCTAAATCAGAAGGCTTTGAAATACATGCGGCCCAAGATGCCAGCCACTTCCAGAACTCATTCTCGGCATGCTTCTTTAACCTCCAGTCGCCAGTATTAAATGTATCATTGATGAAATACGTGCAAAGCATCTGATCTGGCGTGCAAATTCCTAGAAAGTCTGCGTGCTGTCCTAGCTCTGTGTAATCATTGGGCGATGGCGTAGCAGTGCAGCATAATCGATAAGGCGTATCTTTAAATGCTTCTGTTAATCGCTTACGAGTCTTGCCAGTAAAGCTTTTTAATATGGAGCTTTCATCAAGAACTACTCCAGCAAAGTCTCCACATTCAAAGTGTTCTAGCTTTTCATAGTTGGTAATATAGATGCCAGGACCGCCAATCTCCGAGTGATCAGAAACTACGCTCGCTTGGATGCCAAACTTGACTCCTTCTAATCGTGTTTGCTCGCCAACTGCCAACGGTGCGAGAATCAACACGCTGCCGCCCGTCTTGCGTAAAATTTGCGATGCCCATTCTAATTGCTGAGCAGTTTTGCCAAGTCCGCAATCCTCAAACAAAGCTGCACGCCCTTTCATTACTGCCCATTTTAATACATGAGCTTGCCATTCAAATAGCGGCGCAATTAATGGAAGCGGATCAAATCCGTAACTGGCAGAGTGTTTGCGCTTTGTTTCGATAAATTTGTTATATTCTTTAGTATTCATTTTATATGTGTTGTTATTGAGGTGTTTCCATTTTGGAAACTGTTTGTTTCAATCATGTTTATATATTCTATTAATTAAAGTAAGAGTTTACCTGTAAAAGATGTGGCGACCGATCTTGACAGTTACTGTCATCGATGATGCCCAGTAAGGCGAGCAGTAGTCTGCATGATAATGATCAGCGCCTAAAGTGTAGTTGGTAATCTTTGCGCTATATACGATGCTGAGTGCCTTTGAGTAGCGCTTGTGAGCCTTGGCCTTAGCAACTAATGCGTCGATCTTGCCAGAGTTCCAGCAGCTAAACTGCATGCGTTGCAAGCAGACTTCGCGCCGTGTCATATCGCGCTTCCATGCTCGATTGCATATGACCTCATAAACTGCTTCCATTGAGCCTTCAGCGTATTCGCCGCCCGCTTCAAGTATGAGTGTAGATGCAATGATATCTTCGGCCGTGTAAGCGACCAGAGGCAATGCGTTAAGAAGCGCGAGTAGTGTGATTGATATTGTTTTCATATTATGATTTTTGATGTGATGCAGTGTAAGATGCTGCGCCCAGTGAGAGTGTTACAGGCGACGGAAGTTGGTGACCCAATCACCGTCAACTAAGAATTGGTCAGCTAAATAGCCAGTTGGGTTGTAAGAGACACCATCGATGGTGAGAGAAGCACAGCGGAAGCCACTGAAGCCACGGAAGCCAGTTGGGATGTGGCGACCACCATTTGGGAAGTCGTTGTGCCAGAGTGAAAGCTTTGTGGCGAACGAGGTGCTGCCCTTGAGCCGACCGTGCTGGTCAAACTCGGAGGTGCGACCTTCCTTGGCATAAACGACCTCACTGAGGGTGAAATGCACGTGGCTTTCCACGGAGTAGTCGGCAAGCTCCATCTCAAGCCATTCGCTGATAGGCATGACAACATTACTCATGCTGTGGGTTCCGACTAGGAGGTCGCCTTTAACGGCAACGATGTCGGCATCCACCTCGTAAATGGCCTTATAGTTCTTGTAGTCGGTGATGGTGATTTTTTTAGTATTCATGATGTGTGTTTTCATATTATGATTATTGGTTATGTATGGCTTATGCCAATGCCCATGACTTTGGCAACCCAAACACCCATGTCAATACATCATTCAATAATAATTCAATTGCCTGTAAATGCGCGCCCTTGCTTGACTTTGCCTCTGCAACATTGGATGGAATCCATCCCGGAAGTCATGAATGATGCCACAAGCTTTGCCGTCATGCGGCCGCAGCACTCTGCCTGTTGACTGGATTGCCTTGCGTTCTGAGCGCCCACAGCCAGCCATGATGATCACATTGGCAATAGGCGCATCAAATCCTTCCTCAATTGCTGATGTGCCAATCATGCACTTCAAGCTGCCATCCCGAAACCTAGCAATTACATCAGCTCGTTTCTTTGCACCCATCTTTGAGTATATCAACTCAGCGCCATCAATTGAATCGGCTAAGCGTTTGCCATGTTCAATTGAGCCAATCAGCACAATGCTATGATCGCCGGCATCCATGCTTTGTCTGGCAATCAATTCAATGTGTGCATCTCGGTCTGGGTTCTCCCAGATGCCAAGCTTTTGTGCTGCCTGCCATTTGCACTGGCTAGTCTGCTTGCGCTCACCATCTTCAGTTCTAAACATCCACGCCATCTTTCGGCGCCTGCTTGCAATCAATTGATCTGACAATTCCTCAATGGCTTGTGATGCTGTTGCACTTTGCACGTCATGCCAGACAACCTTTGCCTTGGCCAGATGCCCATGATCAACTAATGCATCGCGTTTAATGGAATGCAGATTGTTGCCAAATAGATGACTAACCAAATAGTCGCGGTCCGAGTCGCCGCAGAATGGCGTTGCTGATAGTCCCCACCTGGCAGACTCTGCTTGTCTGATCTTGGCGCTCCACCCATCAGCACCTGCCCTGTGGCATTCATCCACAATCAACAAATCTGGTTTGCTTCCCATTGGCGCACCTGCTGCGCAATAAATTTGCAGATGCGCTTTCTCTTTTATGACTGGGAATCGATCACAAGCTGATTGCATTTGCTCAACCTGTTCTCTGGTGTTGACCATGATCTCCACATCAGCCACACCTCTGCGCCTAGATAAACAAACAGCCAGAGCAGATGCCGCAATATGCGTTTTACCTGCTCCGGCTGGTGCTTTCAGAATACCTCGCTTGCTCTTACTTAAAAAGTAAATTGCCCGTTGTTGGTATTCTCTGACTTCCATCTTACCAAGGGTCTTCCTCTGTTTCGATTACCTCTGGCTGGCTCATGCCTTCTTTAAATAAGATATGATTCTGATCATATACAAAGCCACTAAATCCGATCTCTGGCCAATGCTTATTTGAATCGGATCGATCAGGTGACATCTCAACTATGGCAGTGAATTTTTTATCTTTTACAATTTCAAAGAATGCTTGCGGATCTTCAGAGTCTAATTGGTCCCTAAAGATTTTGACGCCGCATGCTTTGAGATACATAAAGATCAATGTGCGTGCCTTGTATTGAGAGGTTGGCAATGCCAAGTCTCCCCAAAAGAATGTTTTGCGCATTGTTGCGCCATCCTTTGTTGCAAATGTGCATTCAAATAGATCAGTGCCATCGCGCTGGTTTACCTTGTGAGATACATTTGTTGTTTTAAACTCATACTTGCCAGCTTCAGTAATGTAGCTGCTGCCTGTTGAGTTTGCGTCCTCTTCTGTTGCGATATATTTTGCCATGATTTTTAGTATGCTTTGATTTCTTCCCAGGCTTTAATGCCGGGTATTGTTATTGTTAATTTTAGAGCTGCCCGAATCTTTGATTCATTTGGACTGAAAAGATCGGGCCGTGCTGCCATTAGTTTGGCTTCACTTTCGACCTCGAACTTGATTGTTTTGCGAACCTTTACACCAGCAACTGCATCATGCTTCGATGCTGCTTCTTTGCGCAGTGTTGCAATATGCGCTTGTGCATCATCCAGCAAGTCAGTGTTGTCACTGTCGGCATACAATAGCTGTGCCGCTTCTGCCATCACCTGTTGCTCTTGGATTCTAGCTTGGCGTTCTGCTGCAATCTTCTTATCACGTTCCACGATCTGAAACGCTCCAAGCAATTGAGCAATCCGGCTTTCCTCTGCTTTAACATCTTCAATGTAATCTTTGGCAACGCCGTCAATCTGTCTGCCAATTTCAAGCACTGGTGCTTTGGCATCCTTTCTTGATTCCTCAATGCCTTTGATTAGATGACGCAATGCAGACTGTGCTTCTGCTGCAATTGTGGCTTCAAAGCCATCGTCAACAGTTTGAATGCCTTTAGATGACATCAATGCTTCAATCTTCATCTGCTCGGCTTCAGCAATGATCTCAATAGTCACGCCATTGATCTTTGGATGTGTGATCAGATCGCTCATTTTGATACCGCCTTTCTAAATGCATCAAATCCAATTTCCATTTTGGCTTGGATGTTCTGCGGCAAGTCTCGCCATGTTTGATCAAGGTCGAGGTCAATGTTTCCCTTGTTGGTCCAATACAGATTGGTTCTGTATTCCAAGTCATTCTCAGCAATCAAGCTTTCAAGATGCGGCCGCTGTGCCATATCTTCGACTTCAATTGCATCAACATCAGTTGCTGGCTCTTCCAACTTCTTAGGCTTCTTTGGCTTTGGCTTCTTTGCTTCAGCAATTGGTGATGCTTCTGCAATATCAATTTCCTCTGGCACATAAACGCCTTGCACAATCTCTGGCGCAATGGCTCGGAGTGTTTCCGAGATACATCTTGCTCGAAGCATTGCAGCCGGCGTCTTATCCCATGCAGAACCCTTGCGGACCAATCCGGCCCGCTGTGCGTCATCCATTGAGAAGCTGCCTTTGATCTTGTTGCCTTCAAAGTCAAAGACTGCAGATTGCACAGCCTCATTCTTTAAGTCATCCCAGGTGACTTTGCCACCTGCCCTGCGGAAGTCAGCCAGCATCGCATCTGCGCGCTTGGTCAACTTGCCTTTTACTAAGTGGTAGTTCTTAGCCATCTCTAGTGGCGGCTTATTCTCAGCCATACATTGTAAGGCAAAGATCATTCCCGCTTCTTTTGATTCGCATCCAAACATCCCAGATCGACAAATAGCGTTGCCGAATAAATCAATGCCTTTTGCATCATTGATCTTATCATATGCACTAAGTTGATTCATCTAGTGCCTTTCTCATCGACCACAATACTGACCTGTGGCGCTTGTTTATGCCTTGGAAAAACTTGCAACCGGAATACGCGTATTCCTTTCTCTTCTAGTTCTTCCAATATTGCTTCAACCCTAGATTCGGCTTCAGCTTTAATTTCCTTTATATCATTCATATTTACCTTTTGTTTATTATTAAGTGACTTTAGTAGTCACTGGCAGGAATAAATGAATGAATTGATGTGCGTCAATACATATAGAATAAATTTAAATTATAAATTCATCATTGTCGTCGTCGTCTTCCCATTCGATTTCGTAGTCCATGCTCTCTTCATCTTCAAATTCTTTTATCATATTGAGCGCCTCAGTGTAT